TTCAATATCTTCGGGTAATGGTGTAAGTAGATTGAATATTTCATCAGGACACCTTGTTTTGGAATATGGCCCTACTGTTTCATCCATACCTTTGAAATATACTTCTCCATCACGTTTTGACATTAATAGAACATGAGCATAAATACCTTTGCCTTTCCATTCTATTGCTGACCATATTTCACTTTCACTGTCAGTACCTTCATCCCAATCATGTGGACTTACTTTCATTTCTACTGATTGACGTACTAGATGCTCACTATCTGGCTGATGCCATTGCCTATATTCGCTTTTAAACACTTCCATAAAGGAATCATTTGTTCTATAACTTGTCCAACCCATTACATATATTTTTGATTATTATAAATAGTTACTCCTTCATCATCCAATAGTTCAATTGTTGTTTGACTATCATTATCATCAGGAGTAAGAAGCTCTTCTGTTTCTAATATATTCTCCCACAAACATTCTTCTTTATCTACAAGCAGATGATTTAATTCAACTGGACTATGTTTGTCGATAAGTGCAATTAATTCTTCTTTTGTTATTCTGTCTGGAATAGATACTCTTTCCCAAACGCTTTTCTTAAAATGTACTTCCATTGTTTATACTTTAAAAGGTTAGGTAATCTTTATGTGCTTTGAATATTTCCGGTAATACTTTCTTCCGTAATTGATAATATTACACTCTCTCTGAGTTATTGCACTTTCCTTGCTAGAATGCCAAGTATCATCTGATCTATCTCCTGTTACACATCTATATTGTTTTGTACTTGGATAATATTCTACATAAAACTTAGCTCTGAGGATTTTTAATAATCTTGTTTTCATTCAAATAATTTAAGTTGTTAAAAACATTAGTATTACTGCAATAACATAAAGTACCAAGACGAGTATTAACATTTGTCTTGCAGTTTTAAGTTCTACATCAATATCATCCAAGCTTCTTCTGCATTTACTCATGATGCTTCCTCCAATTGTTTTTCAAGATAAAAATCAATATTATTTTTTGCTGTTATAATCAAATCTTCCTTTCCTTCATCACCATGATAGCCCCAACAACTATCATCACAGTCGCCATCAATGGTATAGCCATATATTTCTCCACTAAGACACTCGTTCCATGATTTTATAAGTGCTTCTGCTAGTTTCTTTGCCTTATCTGATGTCCATGTACCCTTTTGTCGCTTTACTAATACAAATCCTTTGAATGATACATCCCAACGCCTGTCAGTAAACCTTGCGGCTTTAACTGACCCTTTGAGTGCTAATGATACACCACTATGGATATATGCATCTACTCCAAACACCCAATAGCCATCATAGGTTGACTTCCCCTGGTTCCACGATTCTTCAAATATTGTTAAAGGAACAAACCCTTCCCTTTCTATAGTAAAATCTCTATGGTCATACACCAAGAAAAGACTCTCATCTTTCCATGTATCAGGAGAATCACCATATTCGTCATGATGGACATTAATCACATGTCCTTTGTACTCTACAGTTTCTAATACTTTATTGCTCATTACTTATACTTTAAAACGTTTTTCAAATGTGATGACTTAACCCAATAATAATCATCTCCCAATACTTGTGAGTCAGTAGTAACTCTATATCCTTTGCCCATAATAGGACAGGGATCTGCTTTAAGTATGAACACCCAATCATCTTTCTGTAACCCATGATCAATACCAAGGCTTCTTAAAGCATAGTCGCCTACCTTTATTTGTGCTATTCCTATCATTAGAATAAACTTAATTGCCCTTCTTCTTCTTTGGGCGGTTCAACAATCTTTTCTTTATATACCTTAGAAGCTGTCAGTGGGCTACCACTCAACTCTTTTGGTACTTCTGATACATTCGGCCACTCCTTGGGCTTGTGTCGCTCTACGCCTCTTATAAGCTCTGGAAAATCATATCCAATTGGTATGACCGGAACATCCCTTCCTTTTCCCTTTTCATCAATAACCCAATCATTGGCTAGAATCCATGCCCTGCGTTCTCTTTTCTCCCCACCTTCAATAAATTCAAGCATTAAACAATTGTTGCACTTATCAAAGAATATGTGATCTTGACCATAAAAAGCCCATGACACCTTGAATCCTGTTATCTCGATTCTCTGTCCACCTGGACCACTTAGCTTATCACCAATCCTAAATGATTCTATTGCTAGATCAGGGATTGTTACACTAGGTTGTTTCTTTGCCATGTTTTTCTGTTGAGATGACCTACTTCAATACCAAACAATCCTTCATGAGTATTTATATCAACCATTGTTTCAGCCTTTGATTCACTGTCATCATCATATAATAGATATATATCGAACATTCCGTAATAGAACATCTCCTTTGCTTTGTATGGAGTTATTAGCTTCCAAACAAATCCATCTTTAGTTACTTTCATTACATTAGTTTTTCAATTGTATTAGAGATATCTTCTCCATATTTGGCTTTGATATAACCCGACATAGACACATTCTCTTCTCCCTTGTAAGTACAATTCTTGTGATCATACTCTTTATCATGCCTAGCCAATGTATCATCGAGCTTAGGCAAGTCTATGCAAAACTCATTTGTAACAACCATCATAAGGTTATCTCTACTATCCCAAATATACTTTCTAAGCTCATTGGGGAATTCTTTCAATACTTGTTGTGCGTTAAATACTTTCATCTTCTTCTTGTTTTAATAGTTCGTCTGCATACACATATGCCAATTTTACTACTCTAGGCACCCTCTTAGTTGCTTGTTCTGCAGTTATACCTATTAGTTCACTACTACAAAGTCCTTGCATAGCCTTACAAGCTGCATAGAATCGTTTTGACATACCCAGATGATCTTTTGTTGGCTCAAATGTTTCCATATCTATCTCTCCAGATGGAAATGCTGGCTCTTGTCCTAATTTATTTTTATTACTCATGACACTTTTATCCTTTTCAATGTTTTAATATTCTGGTTTACTAAATTAACAATTTCCTCATGATACTCTGTAGGCTTATTACCCGATCCTCTTGCTTGCTCTATTGTCATGGAATTAAGATTAACCTCAATCGTTTCAATTCTCTGCTTACCCTTTCTTGCAGACAAAAGCAATGAATTAGATCTGTTCTGGTAATTACTGCTAAATACACAATGATTCAATTCATCTCCTTCCTTTAGCAGCTCCTTTACATTCTTGATTACAACAACTTTAATGTTATCATTAGAAAATCTAACATCAAGGAACTTCTTTATCTTCTTTCTGTATTTGATATTATCTACTCGGATTTTATCTTTAAGCTCTTCCAGCTTCTCCTTCTGTCTCAACTTCCTAGCCTTCTCCACAAGCTTATCATGTCTTTTGTTTAAATCAACAGGACATATCCATCTTGGACTATACACATCCCTGCCGAACTTATGTAGCAATACAAGATAATCTTTCCACATCACAAAGTCTTCAATAACATAATTGTTCTTAAAGCATATTTTGATCTGTGCCCATAACTTGTTTATTGAATCGTACTGTGATTTATAACTTTTCAATAACCCAAGTTGTCCTTTCTTTAACAATGTTTCAAATATTGGCTCACTTAATAAGTACCTAAAGAACATTGATGTGTCATAGCCATAAACATTGCCATCATATCCATTACGCTTAAGTTCTGGAATAACACGACCATTCTTATAACTTTCAACAGCATAAGTATTGTATGCCAAATTTTGTCTTATCTCTAATGTAGAACATCTGCTCCACTCAGAAAAGTTGTAATAACCATACATTGCTCTAAGTTTTGATATACCAGTTGTTGTTCCATCAGGGCTAATCCAATGAGAGAATATATCGTATAGGTCATATTCTACAGGCTCTCCTTTTACACAATACTGTATTGCTTCGACATACCGTACTACTTGAAATCCATCAATAACAGTAAGAATACAGAACTGATTAATATCCCTATGCCTCCATGACTTTTTCTCTGTTAGCTTCAAATCCTTCTTGCAATTAGGGCAAGTAGTAAATTGCGCTAACAATGCATCTCTACGAATACCATCACTCCATTCATGAGCACAATCAAAACATATATTGGTTTTATTCGTCTTATACAGCCAAGCATCAAATAAGTTATCAGCAGCCCATTGTTCATGCTTTTTAGTTAATGACGGAAGTCTTCTGCTATTTCTATATACTCTTTTCTGTAGTTTAGTTTTTGGTTCCATGTCTTAAAATAATGATCCCTGTACTGCAACAGGTTTTGGTTCTGCTTTAGGTTTGGCCTTTTCTTGTTTGATTGCTTTCTCTAGGCCTGTGTCTGGATAATCTTCATTCTTTTTGGTAAAGTCAATAGCTGGACTGGTAGGAGCTTCTTTCTTCTTCCCCACACCTTTCATCTTATTCTTTTGCTCTCTGGCAAGATCATCAATAGCCTTTTGTCTGGCTTCTTTCTTTTCTTCTTCTGTAAGCACTACTGTATGATTAACTACTACTTGACATTTATTGTCCTTTCCTACTTCAATTTCATCTTCATCATAATAATGAACTGCCATTGCATATACTTCATCATCAGTAAACCCTTGTATCTTACTTTTCTGGACTGTATTGAGAATATACTTTATACAATCATCAATGTTCTTGTTTTCTTTTTTGAATGTCTTTGCAAACAATTCATCGTCTTTTGCTCTCTTCTCAAGTGTCTTTAAGATTATAGCCTTAAAGTTATCAGTTGTTTTCTTTTCAGGTTTTTTATCAGCCATAATTAAGAATTTAGTTTGTGATAGTCTAATACAATAAAATCATTTGCTGATCCTTCTTTCATAAGTTCTTTGAGATCATTTTCAGACGATATATAAAAGAAAATATTATCATTATCTTCAAAATCACCTTCTTCAAACAATAGTCCTGATACAATTTCTTTTTCATCATCAAGCCATTGAATTTTTACTTCATATATTTTTCTCATACTTAAACATTTTCATAACAGATTCTCCGCTTGTTACTCCAAGCTGTATTGCCTCTTCTGGAGATACTGTTCGGGAGTTTGTTACGTGTGATTTAAATGATATAATTTTATTAACAGACGATTTGTCAAGGCCAACGATAGCACATATCTTTGACTGCTTCATTCCCTTGTCGTAATAGTTTCTTACTACTTCGGCAATAGAATATGGAATCTTTAGATTATGCGGTTCTGCTCCATAGCTTTTCATAAAGAATACATTGTCTGGAGTACCATTTGGATTATTGCCGTCTGTGACACGTTTCATTCTTCTCATGGGTGTTTCATTAGATATTAAAAGAAAGTCCCCTCACGATCATCTGTGACAGCGAGAGGACTATGTTACTACTTGGTCTTTACTTGCTTTGGAGTCTTTATTACTTTAACTCCACTATCTGGATTTGGGAGCTTCTTTCCGTCTCTCCAACCAAACTGCATTTCCATTGACCAATCCGTAATGTCTTTACTTACTTTTGGCTTCTCCATGTTATTCTCCATTACCATCATCTTCAAGAGGAAACCCTGTATCATCTACAATATTGTCTGGTACATTAGCAAGTCCTTCATCGTTTTCAACTTCATCCTTAAAAGGCTCTTCGATAACAGCTAATGCAGCAACTTCTTCTGCAGGGATTAACCATTCTTTCTCAAACCATTCAGTAAACTCTTTGATAGTACCATACTTATTTGGTAAATCATCTGAATGTGTTAGCAACCATGTTCCGGCATTATACAAGTGATACAATGAAGGGTTCTCAGCATCTTCTGTTCCTTCTTGTCCGATCAAATAAGAGGTCATACGACCTACTTCTGTCATGTTTAAAGGAAAAGCATTGCCTTTATGATAATTACGCCTTACAGCAGCTTTAAGACAGTGACCAACGAATGATTCAGTACCTTTATCCCAATCAATAGGAATTGCTATCATACGTTCCAGTAGCTCTGAATTAACAGTATCAAAACCTTCAAGGTTCTCAAGCCATGTTTTTACATTAACATACATCTCGGATATACTAATTGCGCCACGTCCATGACTCTTGTAATGAACTCCTTCACCAAAGATTGTGAGATTACTACATATAGCGATGTTAGTGCCAACGCATATCTCCATTCCCTTTTCATTATACATGAACCCTATTGCAAGATTCCATAACTTCTTGGCAAACTTATCACCAAGATCAATACGTCCAATAACGACCTTTACACAAGTGTTCTCGGCAAGGTCCTGATCAAGTCCTTTTTCTTCTGCTTCTGCTAATGATATTTTCTCAATACCTTTTGATGGAGCCAATATCTGTCCTATGCTAGGCTTTGCACCAACACCTTCTGCCATATCCATAATATCCTTGATAAAGATATGGTGTTCTTTAAGGAACTTCTCAGGCATGTTACCGAATGCGTCTGCAAACGTTCTTGTTTCTCTCAACTGATCAAGTGTCAGCTCTACTGCTTTACTGTTGTCTTCGATAATAATCTTTTGCATAATTACTTCTTTTACTTCTTCTGTCTTTTTTGGTTTATTCATTGTCTTGTTTATTAATTGATTAAAACTTCTTCAAATTTTCTATTATATTCTCTTACCTTCTCAATAAAACCACTTCCCTTGTCCCATTGACATACATGGAAAGGACTTGACTTCTTCATTGTCTCATATGACAGATTACAATTAGAATATATTTGTCCGTCATGAGTAAAATAGATTTCTCCTTCAGACACTTCATCTATATCAGAATAACTTTTAATTTGCAATATCTCTGGCCCTATTGTTCGGTTCCCATTATATTTTGATCTACCTTGAGCAATAAGACTATCGTATGACCATTTCTCATCAGAATGCTTTACTGGCTCTCCGATTCCATATTGCTCAAACAAATCACTTACTTCCCAAAAATGTCTTTTCCTATGATCTGTTCCTGTCATCTCCCAATTATGCCATTGATCAAATGAGAATCCAAAAGATGATACTTCATTTTCATTAGCAACATTGATATAAAAATCATAATACCATTCTGCAAGAGCAACTGTTCTGTATTTACCATTAGTTACAACGAATATATTACCTACTTTAGTTCTGTTATAGTTAAACATCCATCTTAATTTCTCAAGAGTATCTAAAGCTAATGACGGCTCTCCTCCTCCTATTGTTAAGGTGCTGATATAATCAACATGACGCAAGAATGAATCAAGTTTTTGAATATCAAGATTCTTATTCTGTGCATTGCCACGACAACAGTGAGAACATTGTAGATTACACTTTCTTGTGATTTCTACTACAAAATTGTAAATATTAATACTCATTAACTTGTTGTTTTACAATCATAGTTCAACCAACTGTCATCAGAACATTTGCTGTAATAGTTTACAGTTCTTCCAACTTTACGAATTATAAGTCCTCTGTTCATCATAGCAACGGAAGTAATAATATTAGACATAGCCAACATTTCCTCATTTGTATATTGTCCTTCCATCATGTTGTTTATTAAAGGGTTTAGGATTAGAACAATGGCATCTGTATTCACCTTTTGTTCTACTCCAATAAATCATATGTCCACATACACACCTTTCTTTATGCCAAGGACGTGTCTTCTTTATTAATTCTTGTTTCTTTTTCATTAGTTTGATAATTAAAACTGCCCATAACTGTCGCTATAATTCATTAAAAACGAATCATAGCTTAGAGTTACCGTGCATTTAAAACCTCCTAAAGTTTCAATAATTAGGAAGTTTTTAGCACGGTTTTAAACGTTCGCTTCGCCACGGTAACAAAGTGTAAAAACAATAAAATTTATTACTGCCGTACCACCTTTTCAACTACCCTGCTGTTATCAAAATAGCATAAATTTCGCTCAGCTTCTTCAAGTGTATCAAAATTATCTCTACATGAAGCACCGTCACTGCTGTTTATCCATGCATCAACCCACCACCATCTAAATAGGAAGTGTTTCTGTTGGATTACATACTCTTTACGTCCGTCTACATTTGTTCGCTCAATAATTCTACATTTCATATCCATAAATTTTAAAGATTTTTACACAAACCGTTACAAACAATAAAATTAAAATTGCCCTCGCTCTGTGGTTTTTGCAAAACCATTTAGAACTTTATCAACTTTATCACTCATAAGGTGTTCAAATTCTATCTGACAGAATAAACCACAACTAGGTGCAATAGGTTCTTCGTGTCTGCCATCTGTTGGCATTAATTCTTTCATTGGTTTTTTCAATGCTGTTGCTCCAACATATTCCTCAACGTCAATCATCTTTTGGAATATGTCAGGAAAATCAATTCGTATTTTATTCCAATATCCCATCCCACCTTTTACGCAACCTATACAATTATTGTTGTGATAGCCTAATTTATACATATCAGGCTTTTCAATTCCTACACTTTCTAAAATTGCTAAACATTCAGATTTGGTAAGTTTATTGTCAATTAATGGGTAAAGTGGTTTAGAAGCTGGGTATTGCTCTTCAAATCTTATCGCCCTGTTTATTTCTTTCTTTTCAAACTCAAAGCCAAATATTTGCCCATCAAAATCAATCTCTTTTTCAATTTGTTGCCTAACCTTCTTCTTTAATTCAAGGGTGCAAGGTGCGCCAAATGGAGAATTAATAAATTTCTTTTTTATCATTACTTCAAATTGGTCTTTAAATTTCTCCGATTGGTAAATATTTACTTTTGTTCCATACCAACTTTCGCAAAGTTCAATAAACCTTTTATTATCGCTGTGTGCGCTGTCAATCTTAATGTAAGCAACATGGCAATTATCTTTTCCGTATTTCTCTATTGCAAGTTTGCAACCAACTGCGCTTGTAACACCACAACTAAACCATAATATTTTTTTTGCCATCCCTAAAATTTTAATTTAACAGTTTGTAACACGTTGTATAATTCATTGCGAAAAGCAACGAAATCATACAACCATACGTTATAGCCAATTAAAGAAAACCTTATAAAAGACCTTCATCAGCGAAACTGAAATAACTTTCTTCGGTAATAACCAAATGATCTAGCAATGCTATATCCATTAGTTTACATGAATCATTGATCTTTTTTGTCAACTCAATATCTGCTTGACTTGGTTTCATGTTTCCAGATGGGTGATTATGAACGACTGCTACTGCTGCTGCTAGTCCTTCAATTGCATACTTCATGATTATCTTTAGGTCTGCAACTGTTCCAGAGACACCACCTTGGCTTATCTTAACATAACCAGTGGTATTGTTTGCCCGGTTCATTAGCAATAGAAAGAAACTCTCGTATATACCTATGTCGTCATGCCAAAAAGCTCGGCAGTATTCAGCAATTTCTGCGGACTTAGTTATCTTAACCTTTTTAATCTCACAAGGCTCTTTAACAAGTCTGTATGTAGTGATATTACTTTTGTATTCTTTCACGATATAAGTTTTATGATTTGATCAATAGGTAATCGTCTTCCTTTGAATTGTAATAGTTGTGCCTGAATAGTCAAAGGATCTACTCCATTCAATTGTTGTAGCAATGTCATTACGTCAATGTCGAAATCATCTTCAATCCTTCCATCACCTGAGTTATACTTTAAGTCGGCACTTATCAGCTCTTCCAATGTTTCTTCATTAATATCTTCATCAGGATTATCAGCTTTATATTTCTGATATGGTGACTTGATGTTTAAGCATGAAGTAGCATGAAACGCTGCAACGATTTCTAAGGCGATATTAACCATTTGGGCATTAGATATACTCCAACCTTTTTTAATGAACTTACGTGTCCTTAAAAGGCTTGACAGAGGATATTCACTACCAGTATACACAAGTTCTTTCTCCATCAACAATTGAAAGATATTTTCACACAATTCTAATTTCTCGGAACCAATGTCATATACTGATTTAATATGAGCCCAATCAAACTTATGAATTACTTGATCTGGAACACCTACAAACTTGGTAATGATCTGAATCTTATCTGTTAAATTGATAGAGTTTTCAGTTATCAACGAAACATTGTATTTCTCATACTTATTTCCTGTATCAAATCTTTGTTGAAAGAATCTTCTAACAGCCTTGGCATGTTTTTCTGATATAAGATAAATGTCATAATCGTTTACCCATTCTCCAATTAACATGGAAGGTATACATCCTCCAGTTATATAGCCATGAGAAATAATCTTCTCAATCTTCTCATCTGCTATATGGCTAAAGAAATCAGTCATTACTCCTTTAAGAAGTTTCTCAACTTGTTTTGTTTTCATTCTGTCTGTCTTTGATTTGTTTTTTAAGATTGTTATCAAAATCTCTTGTGTATTGCTTTTCTTTACACATACGCTTCCATAGCTGATAGAGTATTACTCCTACAACAATGGAGATCATAAGGATCTTCCATAAGTTTTCCATTACTTTAGTTTTAGTTCTTGCTTATATATCTGTCGATACTTATCCCTTTTTTCTTCGGATAACTTTGATAGGACAATGAACTCTGATGTGCCCCAACCCACTTTCACAATTCGCTTTGTAATTAAATTCTCAAGCGTGTGATATCTTTCCTTCTTATGTATTTTTAACACCTTAAAGAATCTCCGGGACATAGCAGTAACTACCTCTCCAACTAAAATTTCATTAATTGGAGTGTAGTCACCGTTATATGTTATCCGAAGTTTGCTCAAAGTATCGCTAGTCAATTACTTTGTGTTTCATATGATTACAGCATCAGGCTTATTGATAAACTTATCACATACATCTTGCAGCATACAGTTCTTACATAGCTTGTATGAAGACACTGCTGGCCACTTCTTTTCTTCGTACTCAAGAATCTTTTCCTTTGCATTGAGAACAGTCTGCATGTACTCCATAGCCTCTACACCCTTCATGGTCTTAAGTATGGGAAGGAACTCTGGGTTCTTCTTATAGTCAAACACAAAGTACATGAATGGTAGTTCCCATATAGCTCCATAGATATATGCTTGTATGTGATCCATATCCTGAGCCTTTGCCCAACTGAATTCCCCAAAATCATTACCAAGGTCTCCGGTAAGCTTAAGATCAATAATGCAATCATCAAAGACATACTCCTTGTTCTGTGCAGTAAAAGATACCGGACTAATAAGATCAGCTTCTCCCTCTAATATTATCTTGTGATCTTCTAAAAGCTTTTCTCCTTTTACCTGAACCCTTACTTCATCAACTTCTAACCCATAAGGAGGAATGATTCTTTCTCTGAAATTATCGACTTGCCTTAATACACGATCTGTTTCTGCTAATGGCTTCTCCTGATCTCTTGCATAGAACAATGATGACCAATCAGGGACATCTTCTTGATGAGAACTCATAGCCCCTAAGCACTTGTATTCAAAGTATAGCCCTCTAAGCATATATATACTTGATGGTGACTTATGAGACTTGGCTACATAGCTGATATAGATCTTTCTCGGACAATGGATTCTTTCTTCTCCCTTGTAATATATTTGTTTAATAAGGCTTGATCCTAAATGGACATTACCTTCTTTGTCGACTAAGCTCTTCATTATTCAAAGCTTACATTAGCCAACCACAAATCAGCACAAGTTAAGATTGCCTTACTGTCTGCAATGTTGAGGTTATCAAATACAATACATTCTACTGCTCTTGACAAAGCACTCATACGCTTGGACATATCCTCTTGATTAGTAGGATTAGTAAGCAACCAGCCTTGAAATAACTTAGTAAGAGCATAGAGGTTATCCAATGACACTTCTTTCTTAAGATTAATAGCTGCATTAACTGCAAGCTTACTGCCTGTACTCTTACACATACCAACCTTCATCTTAACATAAAAGTCTTCTCCCTTACGAGCACCACCAGTACCTCCACCACTTGCTTGATAATTAGGATCAGCCACTTTACTGAACTTAGCAGGATATGCGGGATTATCATTCTCTTTGTATTCAAATACTATTTCATCACCAGCTTTGAATCTAAACACATCTCTTTTTGCACTTGCCGATCCTGTAAGCACCTTGTCGTCTACTTCAACTTCTAGGCTGAAATCATACATTAAATCTCCACGGCTTGATGTCCATGTGTTGTGTGCGTCATTTCTCATCAGTGGCACAACTGATCTTAGTTTACCTTTCATTTTTGTCTTTTATTAGTTGTTTAATTTCTTCCCCAATTCTTTCCACTTCTTTGTGTAGATCTGTTACTGTTTTCATTATTTCCGTAGCATCCCCAACAGTGTCAATGATATTGTTTCTTTCCGCATGATCCATTACTTGCTTGAAGGAACCACACCATGCTTTGACATCCCACTTAATGTCTCCAGTATTATTTCCACTTTGTACAACACGCTTCTTCTTTAATGCGAAGTTGTATTCATCAAACATACCAATAACATAATTGTCATTGATATGGATTATCTGTTCATTACTTTTTACTCCACTCATTAGTCTTTGTTTATTAGTTCACGTCCTTTTATTGAATTGCCAAAGCGAATTATCTTATGGGCTAAGTTAAGCTTATCTTGGGTATTAACTGTCTTAATCATATCAACTTGCATCTTTTTTATACAAGAATAACTCATGTATCTTATCCTAAACAATTTCCCTTCTTTGCCATTGTTAAAGTTCCAGCACTTTAATCCATCCTTGTCTTGATCTAAGCATTCACAGTCCATACATTCAACAGACTTAATAGCTTCTGCTTTCTTTATCAATTGATTTTCTTCTTTGGTCATAATAAATCTTTTATGCCATCAACAATACTATCGCCTATATCATAGCCATCTGTACGCATAATAAAGAAGTCCATAATAACATGATTGATATTGTATCTGACAAGGTTGTTAATACTACTATTGCTTCTTCCTGCTTTATCGGCATCACACACCCATATAACCTTTCGGTCTTTAAGTATGCTTATCCTATCAGCAGAACCATTACTTCCATCACTTAATCCATTAGCACTTGAACATGCTACCCAAGAGTAGTTAGGGTACACCCAAGAGGCAAGTATAGCCGTCTTCTCTGACTCAACTATAGCTATATCCAATCCATTGATTAAATGCTCCCCATAGAGACATAATTGGTACTTATACTTTTTAGGTGGCTGCCTCATACTATAGAAACCAAACTCTTTATCTCTCTTTCCGTCTTTATGATACCTTCCCACTTTCTTATTCACAATCTCTTTCTTGTGATTGATAAAAAAGAATACTGTTTTACCATTATCAGTTCCAACTCCCCACTTAACTAAATGATCATTGGATATACCTAGCTTACGACAAAACACATGAAAGTTAGAACTCATGTCAAGCATAATATTCCTATAATACATTTGTGGGATGAATGCCTGTTTATTCCTTACCTCTATAACCTCTTTTAAGTAGGTTCTCTTGGACGTTCTATCGGGATAGTATACATTCCCACCAGAAGGACAACTATTGATCCTCTCACACCTTCCAAATCTCTCATCTCCATGGAAGCCTTCAAAGTATCTCCATACTTTATTTCTACTACAGTGAGGACAGTTGCCCTTATGGGCAGGACTTCTTTCTAGCCTATGAGCTACCATTTTTAATCAATTCTTCATCGTTCACATAGTCATCATATGTTAGCAATGACATTGGAACACCATTCTTTGCAATTGCCACAACAGGAAGGCATGTTTCTCCTTGTATCATGGCATCAACAGCATTGCTTATTATAACAGCACTATTAATCTGAATTGACTTCTTATGTCTTCCCTTACACAATTCTGTACCAACTAACAATCCATTGTCACACTTGATAACATTAAATACCTTGTTACCATCATGTAATAATACTTGGTCATTTTCTGTTTGAAATGTTACATCAAACGGATAGGCTTTGCAATAGTCCAGTATTAATTGTAGGTCTAATGCATTCATCTTCTCAATAGTCTTCATTTTTCTTTTTTATTGGGTTATATTCCAAATACTCGTACTCTCTTTCTAATTTCTATTTTAGTAACCTCTTTGGGTTCTGACACATCTGTATTGACATATACAGGATACTCCGGTACAGCAGCTACAGGATTGGTTCCATAAGCCTGAATGTAATAAGTAGTTCTTTGATATACCTGATGTACTTCATAGGATGTAAATAATGCTTTCCACATAGTCCACCATTTGATTAACTTGGGATTGACATCATCATGTACACGCTTCTTGAAGGCATACTTTAATTCTTCTTGTGTCAATACCTTTTTAATGAACTCAGGATATACTTCTACCCTGTCTCCTGTAACAGTTTTGTGTTCAAAATTAAATACAGCTTCTAATTCTTTTACAACCAATGGTATTGTTACTGGCTTGTACTTAGTAGGTCTTATGATGTATTGACAAGTCTTCTGAAGCTTAGCATCCCAAGGAAAGCTAATGACAATGCAAAACTTATTATCAACAGCTCCACGCTTGTACAGTCTAATCATTTCAACAAATGCTCCTTCTGGAAGCTCTACTCTACGATCTGGTGAGTATATCGGAAGATACCCAGGATGTAGGTCTACTTTTACAAGGGTCTTTTGATTTACTCCTTGTAGATACGTTTTTACTTTATTCATCGTCTTTTATTTAATTTGTAGATGTGGTGGGACTTGAACCCACGACCTAAAAGCTCTACCAACTGAGCTACACATCTCCCAATACATTACTTAATCATCTCAAGCTTATTTGTGAAATGATCAATCTCACGTTGCTTGTCTTTGATACGAGTATCCATGTTTGACAGATACTCTTCAATAGCCTCTTCTTGTGCTACAACGGCATCCATTGCTCTATCAATAGCCCGGTTAAAGTCTATGATATACGCCTTTCTCTCTTCCAAACTTCCGATGCGATCTACATCTACAGCAATAAACTTATTGTCTCTTTGCTCCATAAGTTCTTCAAGCTGAGTGTTCATGTCCTCCAGCTCATCAGCCTTCTGGTCATTCATCTGCACAAGTTCTTTCTTCCTTGTTTTCAAATTCTTTTCCCAAGTCTTTTTAAGATCAGCTTGAAACTTCTTTGCTAATCCTTGCTTACTAATTTCGAATAAAGCTGCTACAGCTTTGATCCAAGACATTCTGTCTTTACTTACTTCTATACTCATAATAATAAAATTGTTTATTTAATTAATTAAATCGATTCCTTTTGTTATTTCTGGCTCCTCTTTCAATGAGAAGTCTGGACCAGTACTCTTAATGTTTGTTTTAGCTGAAGTTATTTCATCTTCTGGCACAAACATACCAACTTTTTCACAAGCTTCCAACCAAGCTATCTCATGTGGTGTTGCCTTGTATACCTTTGTTTCTCCATCTGCCGTGTATCTTCCACCGCCTAAACGTGAATAACTACCAGATATATTAATGTAATTACCAATCTCACTTGATGTCTTCATACGATTGATGTATCTATTGGCGTCAGGATAGGCAAATCTATAAACTTCACCTGCTTTTAATTCCTTAACTTCTTGTCTGTTATTAAGTGGCAAGTCAATTTCAAGTGGGAAATACTCTTGTATATCAGACGCAGGAGTTGGAGATGTACATACTTCGTTGATGCACCATGAATACTCTCCTGCTTGTCTTTGATATGTGCCGTCAATGAGTTCATGAAAATAGAAATAATTATCACCTACTCTTGAGCACTTACCATAAGCTTTACGATTCTTATGCTTATACCATGTGTCTTTGACAAACGATTGCTTGGCTATCCTTAAAGTATAGAGTTGTGCTTCTTCAAGTGTAGCAAACCATTGCACTTCCTTATCTCGGATTCTACTTTTACAACATGAACCATATTTTTTAAGATGGAGAAAGCGATCTTCTTGTGATGTTATTTTATCTATGTCTCCTATCTCAGCTTTTCCGCTTGGCTTCTTTGTCCAGACAATATAGCTACCAACAGGATATTCCTCTTTCTTCTTTAATGTGGAAACATCATTGACTACAGCATCTATTTCAGCTTGTGTTGCCTTACGCCATACCTCGCCTATATCATCAGTATTCTGCGGAACAATTGAAAACTTTAAACATTGTTTGATTCTTGGATTGATTACTTCTCCATTAATTGAACACCTGTTTTTACCATCAACGTATCTTGTACTTACTTTAGTGACCTTGGCAAGACAACCATTGTTTCTTTCGTCATAACCCCAACCACCTGCTTTAGTCATAATAGCATAGTCACCTACTTTGATGACATCTTTTACCACAACAGGTTCTAACACATCTTCTGTTTCAATCTTCCCTTCTCCACAATTATGAAGACATACATACCTTGTTCCAACAGGATACCTTTTCCTCGCTTCTAAGACGAGTTCATCAAATCCTGGAGTGTTTGCACCCTCTGCAACAGTCTTCCACCAGTCCTTATCATTTGGCTTTGATTTAATCTCAGCCCATTTCTTTATGTCATTATGATAAATAATTTCAGAAAGGAGATGACCATTCTTGGGTTTATCACCATGGCTTTCTAAAACATCTCCTGAGCTATCGACATGAAATGTGTTTGGATTACCTACAGTACACAAAGTATGTTCTTCTCCGCTTAAATGAGCAGGATAATACTCTGTACCTGTGGGATAATCATTTCTTGCTTTTTCTAATAATTTATTTGTCATGATTTCTTTCTTAGTTATTTCCATTGTCTTTAATTTACAGTATTAATTGTGATTATAAAAAGCTTCCAAGACATAGCGAACAAAAGCGATTTGTTTTTAAACCATATCTTAGAAGCCGTAAGTACTCTCAAGGTCTTAATGATTCGGGTAATCGACTACATGAGAGTATGTCTTTAGTCTTTATGATAAAAAGTGTCCTGCCAGTAAAGACTGAATGGAAAAACTGACAGGAACACATATCAGGACTAATCTCTTTCAAGATATCCTGACCATTCTTTATTCACTTATTAGGTTATCAAATGTAATATTACTCAACAGATGACTAGGCTTAACCACTAGAACATCATAAGAGCCATACACAGCCCTTTGTTTTGATTCTTGGTACAATCTGTCCAAGAACTCTTTGTCTTCTCTTAGATCTTTCTTAAATGCGTCAAATGCTTTCATTAGTTCAATCTTTTAGTTTGTAGGAATATCAGGATTCGAACCTGAACTGAGCAACTACTGTCTATAGTCTTCAGATACTTTCATCAACACAAAGACCGTACATTCTTTATATGTCAAAGTTCTCTGTTTGTAAGGAGCTACCTTATTTGCTCAACTACTAATGTAGCGTGTCTACCATTCCACCATATTCCCAATATTATTAATCCCAATTAGGATCGAATGACAAATCAATTGCACAATTAGTACACTCTATGCCATTAAATGTATTTAGCCCACAATTGGGACAGATTGCTTTTCTCATTTTCTTGATTGTTTACGTGACTTCTTAGCCACTTTGTTTTTCTTACGTGCTTTCTTCTGCTTAGGAGTAAGAACACTCTTCTTCGTGCCTCTCTTATGCTCCTCTGGATGCCTACTGTCACTATAGAATGGAAATATATTCATGGCTATCTATTTACAAAGTCACAAGCATACATGATACTAAACATATCATACATCATCGTAACAAACCATGTATCCTTTTCTTCATCATAAGACATATCAACATACACAGTTCCTATGTCAGGATCCAATGCTTCTATCTCCCATTTTATTTCAGACACTTGGTCTACAGTGATAACGTAGATAATAATCTTTGTTTTCAAGAAGAATGTAATCTTTTCATCATTACACATGATCTTTCCACTAAACTCTTCCCAATCACTAAAGGATGTTTGCCCACTTTCCAGGCTACACATACCCTTGATGTCTAGGATCACTCCGTCTTGGCTGTAACTTGTCATAGCAACTAACAGCAATACAATAGTCAATAACTTTTTCATATCAGTCTTTTAATGGTTTTAATAAATTCCTTTCTTTTGTTAACTCACTAATAGCAAATGCTACATGATGAGTAGTACTATCCATAACAAACTCTTGTGGTTCATCAAGGATATAACAAGGCGTGTTGTAATCAAGATTCTCAATTACAAACAATGTTAATGAGACGGCTAATATACCACCCATAACAAACAGCATCCAATTATCTTTCATCATGACTGTTCTAATGATTGTGCTACTTCCATAGCTGATTGAAAATCTAATTCATTACACATGGTTTCATACTCTTCCATCATTTCACGGTCCTGTTTACTATTACATTCATTACAAACATAATAAACAGGTCCGTTCATTCCTTCTTCCCAATCTCTAGTTGGTGATAGTTGTGCTTCTTTCTTACACCAATCACAATTATCCAGTTCTTCACGAAACTCTTGATCAGCTTGCTTACACAATTCATGACAATCATGGCAATAGTAAGAATACTCTGCACCAAATGAATCAGTCTCACCTTGTACTTTTACAACAGCAAGAATAGTACATTCACAATTATAGCCATAACAAACAATCTTATTGTCTAATGGCTTGATATTAACATAACTTCCGGGCAATCCGCTTCCTGTATACATATCAGTCTTTTTAATTTAGTTAGCTATCTAATGCACTTCCGAGGCACACTAAAGGTAATATCACCATAGATAATAACAACACTTACTCATTTCATCAAGATAAGGCAGTAACTCCAATCCAATACTATAAGTAGTATAAACATAAAATGGATACATAGGTAAAGATAGAAGATAATCCAATCAACTAAACAATACATAAAGTAAGGAAGATGTTACTCTCCCTTACTCATTCTCAGTTAGTTACACTACAATACTTCCTCAGTTTTTACTACTGTTTCCTTTACATCTACATTAAGAGACGCAAATAACTTACTCCCGTCTTTATTTGCTTGTAGATTAACTGTAAAGGTATCCCCTACACTAAGCGTTGATACACTTGAAGGCACACGCACAGAGGCAACTTCTTTGGTATTAGTATCTTCTACTTCAACCAATACTAAGCACCACTTACGATTGTTAGTTTCCCCAAATATCTCTACCGGAGAGGAAGCCATTATCCTAACTTCAGGAGTTGATTCTAACTTCCAAGACTTTGGAAGTGAATAACTACCACCATCACTAATAGGAGTATATCCCTTCTTAGTAAGTGCATCATACCTTGTTTTAATTCCAATTTTTGTCATAATACTAATATAATTTAAAAAGTTTATTAAGCTATTAAGATGCTAAACAAAAGGAACAACAACAGCGGGACCCTTTGCGGAGCAAATGACGAAGGGGGGGTTGCTATTGGGTACTACTCACGCTCACCTATTCTTATTAAAATATATGTTATAAAAAAATAATGTATTGTATATGGGCCTACGCCCTTACTATGATAATGTTTGATTCAAGGATGTGAATACACATTGAACCCTATCTGGATACTAAGGGGTGAATGTATCTTTTATTAATGTAATTGGTTATGCTTTAGTGCAGGAAGTGCAAGAAATGCAATAGGGGTATATAAGTTTATTTGGAGATGTGTGCACAGAATATGTATGTTTGTTGTATGAATACAGGAGTAATGAACGAGCAGGACGAACTCATATTGAGATTATACGATGAGCTTGACACTCTTTATAAGAAGATTGAAAGCCTGAAAAGGAATATGGAATTGTATGAAAGTAAGGTTACCGATTAGAATAGAACAAGAGGTTAAGGACGCATATAGAGATGTGTGTGATCGGGAGGGGATTGATATGAGTAAAGACTTGCGGAGGTATATTGAAGCACGAATAGAAGTAAATCAAGAAACATATGACGCTTAAGAGTTATTACAGAGGATATGAGGTATTACTTGCACAGGCAGGGCGAGGGGATTTACAACCCTATGTTGATTCCATTGATTTCATTATATTTAAGGATGATATGGTAAAGAAGCCTGTATTGCTTAGACCAATATTTTTAAACTAAATAGTATATGAAGAAGAAAATTAGAGTAACAGAAGGATGGATTCTTATTGAGAGACTACACAAAGCAACGGATCTCATTGTTGATGAAGCCGCATTAGCCAAGTTAGAGAATTATATGAGAGTAGTTCTTGTAGGGGCTAAGTGCAATTTTGTAAAGGCAGGGGATGCCATTGTCCTTAATCCTCATATGATGAGTCATGGAGTGGCTATAACAGATATGACTACGAAGATGCATTATTACCTTATTCCAGAAACAGCAGCTATATCCGTATTAGAAGGAGAGTTGAAGGACTACTTTGTTGATACTTGTAAGATGACTAGCAAAGATGCTTTCGATAAGCTAGAGTTTTCTGCTAAAGTGATAATGCCAAAAGCCAGGGCATGAGACTACGTACTGCTATAAAGTATAATAAGCTTCTTGACAAAAAGTTGGCACATAGACGAGTTCATGCTGACACACTAAGGCAACATGAGAAGTTCCCAAAGGTATTTAAGAAGCTAAGCGTTAAAGAGATTGATGTTATCATGGAATTCTACTGGAGGCAGTTAAAGGAGCATATGGAGAGAATGGATAGGAGGGTGTTTCCAATCCCCGGAATAGGGTTAATTTATTTTGACAAGAAAAAGAAGGAATGGTTGGATAAGAAAAACAATAGAACCGATGAAGTATGATTTCACATTACCAGTACTTGAATTGAATGAAGACGGAGAGCTTATTTTCACTATTTGGGCGCTTACTGTAACAGAATTTAGGGGTATATACAATGCTGATACTAGAAAGGATAAAAAGGTAGCTGTTGCTATAATGATGTATATAGCCCTATTAGAAGACTACTCAATGTGGGGATTAAAACTACCAGAGAACAAACAGCTTGAATATGCTAGAAGGCATTGTGGGATAGATAGGCTTAAGAAGGATTGGGTTCCTCACAACAGCATACGCAAGGCCAGAGACCGTTATAAAGACTTACAGGGATATGTATGCACAGAGATGCAGATGTTGTTTGCTGTAGAGAAGTCTATTCAGAATCTTACTAAATCGATTGTACGGATTAGTCAGGGTGCGGAGGGGATAATCAAAAGAGCAAAGAATACTTATCCAGATGTAACTAATGTATCGGATTCCATAGAGGAGTTGATGACAAAGACAGGTAAGTTGTCTGACAAGCTTGATACAGTCAAGAAGTTACAAGACCAAGTATCAGCACGTAGGCGAGAGGAGCAGATAGCAAAGATCAGGGGGGGAGGCGCAGCAGGCCCAAGAGAGAGAGCAGAAGATTCATTAATAGTCAAGCAGAAGGATTTAGAAGAACCTATATAATATAAAGGTATAACTAAAATGGAAACCATGAGAACAATAAGTGTACTAGACGAGAAAAGAAAAGATGATGGGGTGGTAACGTCTTTCCATCAACTCAGAAAAAGATTTAATGACGCTACTCCAATAGCAGGGACTAATCCACAATTATATGAGATACCTCGCAATGATCATGTACCAGAAAGATATAGTGGTCTTGTGATTAAAACAAAATCATATGAACTGCCAATAATAAAAATCCCATACGGTAAAAAGAAATATTATTTTGTGCCAATAGATGCTTTACCCCATAGTATTTCTATAGAATGCACATTGGAGGAGTATGAAAATATGACAGAGGGTATTGACTGTATATTTAAAAGGGCAGCATATGAATATTCAGAAGTTAATGACCCTTATTATAAAAAACCTATATAATATAAAATATATGAGCTCAACAGAAATTATAGAAGCAATCAAAGTATTGTCACTATTACTCGATAACAATGATAAGGAAATTGCTCAATTGGCAACTACTAAATTAAAGGAATTAATCAACCTATTATAATAAAGGTATGGCCAAAGTAGTAACATGGGATGATTTGTATAAGATTAAGTTCAAGAATACAAAGAGCTTATTGCAAGCAGCTCATGCCTTTGAGGATAAGGGTAAATACTGTCCATACAGCGAAGGAGATCCACTACGAGAGGACTTCTGGGATTTACAAGAGAAAAGGTCACTTTATGGCGATTACTTCCCTATAGGTCCTCATGGTGAGAAGATATACATACCCGGTTACTACTATTGGTATTTGAACTTCTGCCCTATTCTCCATTTGGGTAAAAACCAGGATGCTGATGAAGAAGACTATCAAACAAACATTATAGTAGACAAAGAATCAGGGGAAGTATCTTACAAGAACTATGACCTAATAAAAACAGATCGTGTAGAGGGCTTCCCTAACTTTTGGGATGGTGACTTCTGGTATTACAAGTATATCGATGATGCAGAGAGGGGAGGCAAGTTCGGTACTGTTCTCAAAGTGAGAGGAGTTGGGTCAAGTTTCAAGAATGCAAGCAAACCAACACGCAACTATTTCCTGATCCCTAAGTCACGCTCATTCCTTATAGCAGACGATAAGGACTTCTTACTTGGTGATGGTGTGCTACAGAAAGCATGGGATATGATGTACTTTGTTGATAAGCACACAGACTTTGCTAAACGCAGACAACTTACCAGTACTGCTATGGAAAAAAGAGCCTCATTCAAAGAGACTATAAGAGGGATAGAAGTAGAGAGTGGATTCCAATCTATGATAAAAGGTATCACTACAAAAAATGATCCGGGCAAGGTAAGAGGTATAAGGGGTAAGTTTATTTATCTTGAGGAGGCAGGTAAAGATCCAAACCTATTAGAGAAATGGCAGATACTACGTAACTCTGTACAAAGAGGGCGTAAAGTCTTTGGATTTCTTTTAGCAAGCGGAACAGGTGGGCAAACAGGAAGCGATTATGCAGGACTAACAGAACTATTCAGTCATCCTGATGGCTTTAATATATATGGTATACCAAATGTATGGGACAAAGGAGCATCACATCGTAATACAGCTTTCTTTTGGCCAGCATATATCAATTCAGAGAGTTTTATGGACTCAGATGGTAATTCTAACATAGAAGAGGCTACTGCTTATGAAGAACAAGAGAGAGCAAGAATAGCACAAAGTTCTACTGAAAGACATACATTATTACGCTATAAGAGTGAAAATCCTTTCACGCCTGCTGAAGCAACGCTTAATATAAACAAGAATATCTTTCCTATGGAGCAACTTATTGAGCACTTAGCCGATGTAGAGACAGATCCATATAAATTACACTATGGGAGAGCAGGGCATTTGTATAGAGATGGAACTGGTAAAGTTGCATTCAGGCAAAGCGTAAAAGACATCCCAATAGAAAGTTTCCCTAATAATAAGAAACAAGGAGAAGAGGGCTGTGTGGTAATATATGATAGCCCAGACAGGGTAAATGGAGAAGTCCGTCCCAAACTATATTTACTTTCCAATGACCCTTACTATCATGATAAGAGTCATGGACCGTCACTTGGAGCAACGCTGGTATATAAAAAGGTAAATGCAGACTTTAAGTTTAGAATGAATACTATCTCAGCAGCATATGTAGGTCGTCCAGCAACACTTGAAAAATATCTTGACAATCTATTCATGTTAGCAGAGTATTACAATGCTAAGATAGCCTTTGAGAATGACAAAGGATTGAGTATACGTGACTATGCAATAAGACATAGGAAATTACAATTCTTACAAGTAGAATTTGAATTCAAATACAATACACAGATAGCCAGGCCAAGTATAAGGAGAGGTTATGGTATGAAAATGGGAGCAGGTAAAGATGATACAGTACGTATAACAGGAGAGCAGTATTTAGCTGACTGGTTAGTAGAATCAAGAGGAGAAGACGAGAATGGACGTGTATTCCAGAATCTACATACAATATACGATAGGCCCCTTATACAGGAACTGATTGCTTATGGAGATGGTAATTTTGACCGTGTAGATGCATTTTTACTTTTAATGTACTACATTCGTGAGACAATTAATGTTGTTCCGATGACAGATAATAGCACAGAAGAGAATAATTTTTTTCATAGGGACAGGGTAGCGAAATTCTATCAACATTCAAAATGGTACTAACATGATTACAGTAACTTCAGTACCCGATCAAATGATTTCATTGGCTAAAAAGAAAGCAAATGATTTCCAACACTACAAAGACACACTCGAAGCATATCTAACAATGTCCAAGTTCAAACATGGTACATCAACAGAAGACTTGCTTACATGGTACAAGGTGTTTAATGGAGAAAAGATTGATGGGCATTACTCAGGATTTGAAGATCCATTTGGTACAAAGAGTACCACTAATCCACTTCCACTAAATGATGTCAAACCATGGAACATTATCCGAGCCAATGGTAACATTATTATCAATGAAAAGGAGAAGCGTCCATGGAACTATCAAGCAGTGGTAAAGAACCCAGATGCAGTTAGTGCAAGAACTGTTGCTATGGAAGAGGAGATAAAGAAGACACTTACTCAGAATCTAATCAACTTAGCAAATGAGAATGGAGTAAATACCGGAGTCGAGAGTAAGCCAGTACAAAACGTACAAGACCTTGCCTTGAAGTACGAGATGGACTATATTGACAAGAGAGCCATAGAAGCCCAGAAGATACTTCGTATAGCTGTATCAGAGGAAAGGGTACAAGAGAAGCTTAATAGGATAGGTATGAAGCATTGGGTAATTGCTGGAGAGATAAACACATACAAAGGCATGCGTCAAAATGATCTGGTATATGAAGTAATCAATCCTATCGATATAGACTTTATAGGTAGTCCTGATAATCCATACGGAAGGGATAAGGAAGCTGCAGTATATAGAAAGATGATGCCTTTATCAAAGATAGTAGACAACTTCAGGGACTTGATGACAGAGAAGGAGCTTCTTGATCTATCGGCAAACAATGACAAGCCATCTAATGCAGTTATTGACTATACAAGGCAACAGTTTGTACGTGATCAGAATACAGATGCTACAACAGGGTCAATGAAAGAAGTTATTCATTCTTGCTGGAGGTCGTATAAGAAGGTAGGATACATCTCATACCTTGATGAGTTTGAGGAGAAGCAAACCATAGAGGTTGATCAAACCTTTGACAAGAAGTTGTTTGGCTATGACATAGTGAATGAGGAATGGGAATGGCTTACTTGTATAGACGAGGTATACCGCATAGACGGAGATATATTCATTGGTGCAGGAGAGGTTCCATACACATCACGCAAGCTTAGTAATCCATCTTTAACACCACTTCCATACAATCAGGCAAAATTCTCTGAACTAAACACAACAAACACATCACTTGTAAAAGAAGCGTATATATATCAGTTCTACTGGAACATCTACAAGGCAAAGATGGAAAGACTCATAGCAGTTGATAAAGGGCAAGTAACAATCATTGATAAGGCCGTATTAGCACAACATGGATTGGGGTCACAAGACATTGATCAGGCTATGTATTACATGGAGACGCAACACATCCTATGGCTTGATTCACGCAGAGATGATATGGGCAAGTTCCAACAGTGGGGAGCTAAGCTTGACTTCTCTCAACACAATGCAGTAGCTTCCATATTAAACGTTCTATTGGCACTACGGCAAGAGCTTGACCTTCATATGGGTATAACACCACAACGCAGGGGAGAGATTAATAGTAGCGCTGGAAAGGCAACAACGGAAATGGCACTCGCAGGAGCATATAGTGTTTCAGAGGGAGTATTTGTAGACTATGAGAACTTTGAAGAGCAAGAGCTTAATGATATTATCAATATAGCCAAGATAGTTTATAGCAAGAATAAGAAGGGAATGTATATTGTTGATGGCATGCCACTTTACCTTGACCTTGAGGGATGGAACATAGAGGAAGAAGAGTTAGGTGTCTACATGAGCAAGGCAACTAAAGACAAGGTTAAGCTTGATGCAATGAGAACTCTTACCCAACCATTTGCACAGAACGTAGGCAAGAACGGTATTACTCCAGAGATGATAGGAAGCATGGTTAAATCAGACAGTATATCTGAGATTGAATTAGCTATGAAGAGAGCAGACACAGCTACTAAGCAGTACGAGGAGCAGATTCGTAAGCATGAGCAGGAGATGCAGCAACAACAACTTGAAGCAGCAGCTAAAGAACAACAAGAAGCCAGGGCTTTTGAATCACAAGAAAATGCATTGGATAGAGAAGCAAGAGTAAAAGAAGCAAGTATTCGTGCATCAGGGTTTGAGCCAGAAACATTAGTTACTGATATTGATACTACAAAGATTACAGCAGAGGCAAATAAGGCAAGGCAAGCATTAGACAAGAGCAATATAGACAGAGAGAAGCTAGCCTTTGAAAAGCAGAAGCATGAAGACGATGTAAAGGTCAAGCGTGAAGAGATGAAGAACAAGATAGCCATAGAGAACAAGAAGTTAAAAAACCCGGTTTCAGGAGAGAAAAGAAAATAAAGAGCCACTATAAATACTTTAAAGAGTATATAAGTATAAAATCGTTAAGAATGAATGAAATAATATTAGTTTAACAATTAAATTTGAAGATCATGACAGACCAAGTAGAAACAAATACAACTCAGTCACAAGCGGTAGAATTCATTATGCCGACAACTACTTTTGAGCCAGAGAAGCCAGCAGTAGAAGGTCAAACTGACCCAGAAGCACCTCCTGTTAAACCAGACAAGCCAGTTGAGCAGTTACCAGAAGCAGGAAAGGAGCAATACGATTCTATTGTAGCCAAGCCAGAAGATCAACGCACAGACGAAGAGAAGGCTTTAGTAACATCTTACGATGAGGTAGCCAACAAGCAGAAGTATGAAACATTACTTGACAAGCCAGAGGAAGAACTCACCGAAGACGAGAAGGCATTTGTAGCAGACAATGCACCTAAGTCCATCATTGACATTGCAAAGAACTTAGCCATAAACAACTTTGGCATTGACATAGGCGATGATATTACCAATGATGAAGATGGATTAGCGAACATCTTTAAGAACGTATACCATACAGCAGAGGAAGTAGCTGTACAATCGTTATTAAAAGAATATCCTGCAATGGCTTACATGCATGAGTACTTAAGTAATGGAGGAACTCCTGAGCAGTACAATGCAACCATGTATCCAGAAGTAGACTTTTCACAGATAGAGATACTTGATGCAGACTATGATGCTGAGCAGTTTCCAGAGCAAGACAGAACACAAACAGGAACATTAATGTTTGACCTAACAAGCCAAGGTTATTCCGAAGAACAGTCACAAGCAATTATTGCAGATTATGAGACATCAGGGATAAAAGGAAAGATGGCTAAGTTGGCACAAGAGAAGTTAGTACAACAACAGTCTTATGAGAAAGCCAATATTGTTAATCATCAAAAGCAACTTAGGGAAAAGCAAATCGAAGACTATAACAATTACAAAGAATCTTTTTCAAAAAAAGTCAAGGAAAGTAAGGTCATTGCAAACCTTCCAGTCGCAGAGAAGGACAAAGATGATTTTATTAAATTCAAGTTTAATCAGAGAAGTGATTCAACGCTAAAGAATGTGCCTATATCACAGGAGTTACATTATCATGCATTGAACCCACAATCTCCCCAGTATAATGCACCTAAGTATGCACAACTGAGAACCTTCCTTGAGTATGCAACTTTTATGTATGATAAAGATCCTGAATTCATTAACAAACTAGCAACAAATAGAGCACAGACAATAAGAGCAAAGCAGAGTTTACCGGGATTCACTCCGGCAGAGAGAATGGCGACAACAGAGAATAGAGCATCAAAAGGTAATCAGCCAGATTTTGGAGGACAATTAATAATTTAAAATAGAACATTATGACAAACGCAGTATCACCTCAGTTAGAAGTACATGGGGTTTACCAAAACGATAAAGGTTTATTTGATTATGAATCTATTGTGAATGCAATGCAGACACGACCAAGTGAGATTTCAAATGCACTCATTTGGGCTATGGGTACTTATTACTATCCAGAGGACTTTGCCATATCAAAACTTACTGAAGGAGTGGGTAACGTAGATTACGTTGACTCATTTGAGTATCAGTACCCAATTATGAAGGGAGATATGGACCCAATGGATTCAGTAGTAACAGCAACAACAACAACAAATGCTGGCCTTGGCTTCTCATTATTCCAAGTAACCTTTAAGCACAGACGCTTTAAGTTCCAAAACCTTATTACATCACCTTCGGGAGTTGTGTGTAGGATTGCAGAACAACCAAAAGCCAATGGGCAAAACTATGATTATTTACTTCAGATCATGGGTAATAACTCTTTAGCCACAGTACCAGCTACAGATCTTGCAGCAGGCATTGAGTGGGAAAGAGGAGCATCTCCTGTTGAATACGAAGAATCAGTAGGAGTTGAAACAGAACAGCAATATCCTGGAAGGGCAAAGAATCAACTTACGACTCTACGTTCATCTATGAAATTTGCAGGTCATATTGCAGCACTGCCTATTGGTGGTTCAGCATCAGCACAATTCGATAAAGTAAAGTTTGATATGCCTATGCGTCAAGGTGGCGGTGGTGTAACTACCTTTAAGTATTGGATGGATTGGGCAGAATGGCAGTTCTTAATGAAAATGAGAAGGTATAAGGAAATTGACTATTGGACAAGCGAGTACAACCGTATGCCTGATGGAACAATCCCTCAGCGTGGGCCAAGCGGTAAGCCTATCTTACGTGGAGATGGTATCCTTAACCAGATCACCAATGTTGAAACATATTCTGGACAACTAACAGCCAAGCGTTTTGAGCAGATTGCTACAAGATTATTCTATGGTATTAGTGGTGCAGAGAAGAAGCACATTCAATTACACACAGGTACATTGGGTATGCGTATTTTCAACGAGGCAATGCAAGACAAACTAAAGTCATACTTCACTACAGAGCAGACACAGAATACTTTTGTGACTAAGAATGGTGATAAGTTATCTTTAGGTGCATACTTTAATACATATAAGACAAGAGATGGACATACTATCACAGTTCATAGAAACCCTGTCTTTGACCTTATTCACAGGAACTATCCAAAGTACGAAGGTTTACCTTCATTCTCTGGTGAATTTATCTTCCTTGACTTGAGTACATACAATGGTATTCCTAACGTTAAGATGGTAACTCGTAAGGGTCGTGAAATGGTACGTAAGGTAGTAGCCGGTATTGCAACTTTACCTTCACAGTATGGAAGTACTAATTTTGTTGCTACAGACAAAGACTCTGCAAGTTTAGAGTATTTATTTGAGCAAGGAATTAATATCTTTGATACATCTGCTTGCTTAAGATTAAGCTTAGTAGCATAAGTGTAAATGATTAAAATAGAAATATGAAAGCACAAGAGAACATTGTAATTATCAAAAGAACCATAGGGAACAGCAGGCTCCCTAAAGAGTTACTCGAAGGATCTACGAGAGCACTTAGCGTATTCAGCAAGAATAGCCGAGTCATTATGCCACTTAAGATCGAAGACCCTATAGGAGAGAACGTCTATCAGTCACTAACCAATGTATCGCAAGGTATGGGTTTTAGAGAAGCTGTAGCCAAGTATTTACTTGACACAAGTATTGATGTCCCCTATGATGGTTTAAGATTGAATATTGGCCTTGACAAAAGCGGAAATCCAATTGAACCACAGGATTATTTATTTTGGAAGATTGCTGAATCACATATCGATTATCAAACAGGTATTGTAAAGAAGTCATATGAGGAAGCTCAGAACGACACTAAGAGATGCTTGTTTTATCTTGAGAATGTGCGAGATCAGATGAAGGCTAAAGAATCAACTATAGATGATACAGCGAGTGCGATGTACCAACTAGCGATCCTGTTCAAGGACGAACAAAAGGAGAAGATAGATTGGGTACTGACATACTTTGGAGAGTCACCTTTTAACATGACTCTAGCTGAAAAGAAAATCAGACTAAGTGAGATTATCAATGGCCAGGCCACAGTTAAGCCAACCATCAAGAAGGGTAAAGAGACTATCGAATACACAAGCAAGCCAGCAAAGGTATTTGAACTGCTATGCTTAGATAAGGATATAGAATTAAAGGCTATGGTAGAGCTTATGGTTAAGAGTAAGGCTTTGACATATGTAGGTGGTAAGTACTGGTTTGATGATCGGGAACTTGGCATGGGCATAGACGAGGTACTTACAAGCCTTAAAGACGCTTCACCTGACAGCAAGAAGGTCTATATGCAGATCAAGGCAAGACATGAAGAGTTAAAACGTGAACTATCAATATCAAAATAGATGTTCGTATTAGATATGCATAACTATGTCCTAGAAGGACTTCAAAACATGAACTCAAACTTGTATCGTGGATATGAGTCGGAGGAGATTGATTTGTTTCTCAATAGGGCAATGAGTGCATATTTTGACAAGCATTATCTACCCTTAAAGAACACTCAAGGATTTGAGCAGTCTAACAAGCGTTATGCGGAGCTTTCTTCGCTAGTGGTAGATTACTACAAAGACAATGCGTACATCGCTCAGAGCAGCTCTGGCGACATCGAGAGAGTATACAATAATGATTCATCCATACCAACCAAATTCAGGTTAACACTACCGGATGATTATGCTATACTAACTAGGTGTCGTCCAAGGGTGTTCTATAATGATTGTAGTGATATAGAATACACGATTACTTCAACATCAGTTCAAATAGGAACATTTACTTTTATCACTAATCCAACAACACTTGGGGGATCGAGTATAAGCCTTATAGAATATGAATCTGATTTCACAGGATCATACTCAGGACAGATAGACCCTTTAGCTGGAAACCTTCCATGGGCAAGTTATAACTTCCCTGAAGACGGAGATTCTTTCCTTAAAGCATTTATAATTGCAGCTAATGCAGAGTTCGATGATCAAGGACTAGGTATAGGCATGTATTGGGAGGCTTATAAGGGTTTATA